CCCTTTGTTGGTCGTCTTACGCGGAAATTAAGCGCAAGCTAACACTTCCTGGATGATATATCCGAGGCGTTCATAACAATGGCTCCCGATTTCGGGAAATCCATCCCGTGGCGAGAAACCCCATCGAGGGGTGGTTCGAACCACTTTTCTATAACGGACATTGCGTTGCCGCATAATTAGTCGGTTACGCCTAAGTCCTCCAACCAGTGCAGCCTTGAACAAGGCGGGCTCATTGACTGACCCGTCACAATAACTGTTCAGAGCTCCTAACCATCTTTTCAGCTTTTTAGTCGCTGTCTTAGGGTCATCTGCCAAGCAGGTTTCCCACCTCTCCCACGGCTCAAAGTCAAACGAGCTAGGGTTTGGAATATAGACCGAGTACTCCCACGACCCATCGGGTTCACTGGGAATTAAGGGGAACGGAGTAATAAAACCTCCATTCTCCGACTCATCAGGGGGGACCCAAACTGGATCCCGAATGATTGCGACAATCGTCGAAAGCGTCTCACGGAGTAAAATACCGTGATATGCTGACCAGACGGAAAGGCGATTAAAGGCGGAGTACAGATCCTGATCAGAGAGGTACCTTTTCAGATATACCCCTCTGACATTGACGCCATCAAAGTAGTCGGCGCCACAGGACTCTCGAAAAGAGCCGGAATTAAAGCTCTTGTCATGGCCCACAATCAACCCAAGTTCCTTTAGAACTTCAGATAGGAGATCATAAGCCTCTCTGGCAACAACGATATCGTCGCCAAAGACACCCCACTTCTTTGAGTGGTGAGGTCCGGGTTCGATCCCAAGCGTCTCATAGACGCCTAAGACCAACGCGGTCAACAAGAGGGTTTGAAGCGGGAAAGTAAATCCATTTCCCATTGTGGATATCATACCGAGATCGATGTCAGCCCCTTTAGGGGGGCGAACAGTCGGTGTTCTTAGCTTGTTAAGCCAGTTCACCAACGACTTCGGAAACATGAACTCTACAAGTTGGCAACTAATGTAGTCGCTGCATTGCTTCAAGTCCATAGTGCCATAACTACCGTCGAGGGAACCGACTCGCGCCATCTCGGAGTTTAACCCGGGTTGCACGGAAAAGTCAATCCCAAAACGATACTTCAACACTCGCTCCATCACTGATCCCAGACCTAATTGGAAATAGGTATTCAGTGACGGCTCAGTAACCACAATTCTTCGGCTCGTATAGGATTTAGGCACGAAGGTTAAATTTCCGTGCTTCACAACTACAGCCTCCCCACACCTTGCTTTTCTGGCTAATTCAGCAGCTTCGCAGAGGGGGTGCCAGGCAGTAGAGCGCGCATACCAGTCAATGATGAAAGGACTAGTAGCGGCCTGTGGGCTGTCGCCAACCTTGAAATAATAGGAAGACGGCTTTCCATCAAGCCCTATAGAGGATCCAGGTCCAAACCGGGCAGCTTGTTCGATTGTGGCCATAGAAACAGGCCAATCGATCGCGCTCGGTTCGAACGCGGCATATAAAAACTGCCGTGCGGACGCGATGGCATAACCAACATCAGGTCGGCCATCCCAGTGCAGGAAGTCCCGAGGGACTTTGCACGCCTCATTTGCCTCTAAAAACGAGACAAGAGTCCTCATCTCGGCCTCGGGGTCACTTTCTACTTCCGTTTTTCTAAATACGGAATGGAGGAGGGCATGTTTTGCATACTCTCCAGGTGACAGATCGGTGGGGAACCCGAAAGGAAACGGGTTGAATCTATCCCCATCGATAGTAACGATACCGAGATCGCGCTGTAAAGCATCAAAAAGAACGACAGAAGTAATACTGCTGTTATCCATAATGGAAACCTCATGGAGGTATTCACCACAATGTTAGGGGCCAAAATTAAAGAACCCCTGACTTGAACGATTCCGCAAGGCCATTGGCCCCCGAGTTGAGGATTCCGCCCATAAAGGACATAAAGGCGGCAATCTCATTAGGGTCTGCGGTATCAACACCAGCCGGAATGGCAAACTCTATGCGCGCCATGATAGGCACGCTAGCTTGACCACTAAGCGGTGTAGCCCCTTTAAGAAAGACCATCTTCCACACATTCCTAGGAACGGAGGTGAGACGACCCGTCGTCGGGTTTACCAACGAAAGAGGCTTAAAAGTAGCAGGTCTCGTTAAACTAACAAGAAAGGGCGAGGCGACCGAATGCAAGGAGACATCTGTCTGAGTTCCGCCCAGGGCGGATACGACATATTGTTTTCCGAGCGCGGAAGGCGCCACATCCTGCGTAAGGGTGTACGTCGGAGACGTAAGACCCGTAACAGCAGAGCCCGTCACCGGGCTAGAAGGTCCGAAGGACATAATTCACCTGTTGGAGTGTGCATGGAAGCAGGGACTCAAGATAGCAATTACAAATTGCGAAGTTTTGAAAGCCCCAGCACGGTTGAGTTAAAAACTTGACCCGCGGAAGGGATTGTAAAGCGAAAGTCACGAAGACTCACGCTCAAGTCCGCCTTCACTCGATTAAACGATTTCTTGGACAGAACTCGTACAGCAGGATTCACCGGTGCAGACTTCACGGAGAAGACTGGAGTGGTACCATAAGGAAGCGGTATCAATATCCCAGCGGCAAGCCGCTCTTGGGAGGTCGACTGTGAAGCATACACCAGGTTCCCGGTGTTGGTGAAGAAACCGTTAACAACGTCCCCAGTCGTACTGATATAGTCGATTAGGAACGAGTACGGTAGGAGTTCGTAGACCGTAGGTACAAAGTCACGAAGATTTGCACCTATCGCCTGTCGCGTGTCCGAAAAAGATGGACCCGTTAGGTTCGCGCGTAAAGCGCCAGTAATACGAACTTTGGTTGTCGATACACCCTCGACTAATGCCAAGGCCGCGGTGATACCACGGTTGTACGACTGTATGGCATTCATAAGGGACTCGAATCTCTCGTCCTTTTTTGAGGCAGAGACCCGAATCACCTCCTCCTTTTGAAAAATCTTATTGAAGGAGTCCTTAATAGCCTCGATGTCACTAAGGAATGGCTTGACACCGTAGACCCACTGTAGATACCCGTTTCCAAGGATTTCGGTGATCCTGTCAGCGTTTTTTACGTGACGGAGAAGACCCCTAGTCCTGCGAGCATGAAACTTGCTCTTGGTAAGGATACCCTTAAGCGGGTGTTTAAACATTCCTATTGTCTCCTTGAGTTCGCCGAGAAAGACCCCAGAAAGGAAAGGGGTTTCTTCTTGTCGAATCTTGGATAAGAAGTCCAGTTTGCATGCCGAAATAAGTGCGGGATCGGAAGGCGGCAAGTAGCCAATCTTCGACCAACAGAGGCGCGATAGGGGATCTCCCCATACACGAACTCTTACACCAAACGGACCAAACTGTGCGTAGTCCACGATCCAGACCCAGTCAACATTTCCATTGGAATAAACTAGGTTCGGATGCATGACCCTCGAATAAGGATGGGTAGCGTCTTGTAAGGATGCAACCTTCTCCATCCATTTCGGATCTTTCAACCCTACTTTGGAGTCAAGTTTAGATATCGTGTACTTATACGTCTTGAAGCTACCAACGCTCTCAGACGTGTAATACCACGGATACATGGTCATAGGACTTGGCATGTTAACCTCATAGGAAGAGAAGAGTCTCCGGAGCATGAGCCCCGG